AATGTTTCAGCAATGCTTCGTCAACAAAACGAAGAATTAATAAACAAATATGAAGACCAATGTCAAATCTCCAAAGGTCTCGCAAAAGAAAATGAAGAGCTTTTTCACAGCAGAAGGAAATACACTGTAGCTATCGATGAAATAAAACAAATTTTAAAAAAGTTAAAAAATGAAAAAAAGTTACGCTATAATTAAAAACGCAATATCCAAAGACTTAGCATTTTTTTTAAAAGATTATTTATTATTAAAATCTGAAGTCTATCATTACTATCTAAAAAACCGAGTTATCTCTCCTCTTAATGAGATGCATGGAAGAGGAGGTGATAATCAAGTCCCTAATTCTTTCAACACATATGGAGACATAGCCATGGATAACTTATTGGTTTATCTAAAACCTAAAGTAGAAAAAATAGTAGGAAGAAAATTAATAGAAACATATTCTTACTCACGTGTTTATGTAACTGGAGCAGATTTAAAAAGACATAAAGATAGATACAGTTGTGAACTATCTACTACATTAAATTTAGGTGGTGATTCTTGGCCTATATTTGTAGATACTAAAAATATTAAATTACATCCAGAAGGTAAAAAATATACTTCTCCTAATAACAAAGGATTACGAATAGATTTAGATCCCGGAGACATGATGGTTTATGAAGGTTGTAAAGTAGAACATTGGAGAGAACCTTTTACAGGTAAATTATGTATGCAGACTTTTTTACATTATAATTATAACACTAAAGAAAATGCTGTTCGTAAATGGGATGGTCGAAAACAATTAGGAACAATAGGTTTAAATTAATGCATATAATTAAAGACAATTTTTTAAATAAAGAAGAAAAAAAATATTTAGACGAAATTGTTTTGGGTGATAAATTTAATTGGTTTTGGGCTGCTAATCAAGTAACGAATGACAAAAAACCTTTCTTCTATCATATGTTATTAAATAGACCTGAAGAATCAGAAAAAAGAATAAGTGAACCTTCGTCTACACATTTTCCTTTTTTTAGAAATCTTTTAGCTAAGTTTTGTCATGCTCATCACATACCTTTAAGTAATATATACAGAGCCGCAATTAATTTAACTTTTCCTATTGGAGTTAAAAAAATAAAAAAACATGTTGATCATGATTTTCCTCACAATCAAGTTATTATTTATCTTAACGATGCTGACGGAAATACAGACATATACGATAAGAATGGAAAACTAGAAGTGTCTGTGTCTCCAAAAAAATACAGAATATTATTCTTTACAAGTAGATTACACGGTGTTAATTTACCTATAAAAAGTAAAAGAAGAGTTATAGCGGTATTTACTTTTATATAAATTATGAAAGAACATAAGTTACCTTTTGATAGTTTTGTTCAAGGATATTATATTCCAAAAAATATCTGTGATGATTTAATTAAGTTATTTAATAGATATAAAGAATATGCAAAAATAGGAAAAGTTGGCCTTGAGCAATTAGATTTAGATAGAAAGAAAAGTTTAGATTTACATGTAAGTTCAACAGATACTTGTTTGTTAGATTATAATAAACAGCTTACAAAAGCTTTTGGTCTTTATGGAAAAACATATGACTTCGAGTCTCTTGGTTTTGGACACTATAACAATACGCTAGAAAATACTAATATTCAATATTATAAACCAAAAGAGGGATTTTATACATATCACGCTGAAAGATTGAATATTGCTACAACAACAAGGTGTCTTGTTTACATGACTTATTTAAATGATGTTCCAAATGGGGGGACTGAATTTAAATTTCAAAAATTAAAAGTTCCAGCGATAAAAGGTTTAACTTTGATTTGGCCTAGTGATTTTACTCATACTCACCGTGGAATAATTTCAAAAACCAAAGAAAAGTATATAGCCACTGGTTGGATGAATTATGTCTAAATTTTTTAAATATAATAATTTTTTATCTAAAAATTTATATAATAAAATATACAAAATAAGTAAAAATATTAAATGGGAAATTAATCCTAAATTAGATGGAAAATATTCCAACCACCTTACTTATCAAATTATTGACTCTGATTTAAAAAAATCAAAATTAAAACAGCCTTATAAGGAATTAGTAGATTGCATATCTGAAAAATTAAAAGTTAAAGTTTTTCCACACAATATGTATTTTAATATTTCTCAACATGGAAATGAATGTGCAATTCACAAAGATAGAGATACACAAAATACTAATATAACTTTTATATTGTATTTAACAGAAGAATGGAAAGCAGATTGGCACGGAGAAACTATGTTATATGATGAAGAGGAAACAAATATATTATTTTCATCTCTACCTTGTTCTAATACTGCTTTAATATTTGACTCCGGATTAAAACATGGTATTAGTCCTATTAGTAAGTTTTGTTTACAAGATAGAATTGTACTAGTATTACAGTTAGATATATTATGACAGAAAAAGAATTAAAAGAAAAATACTTTGAAATGGAAAAAAAATACATTGATGAAAGAGCCGTTAAAATTTCTGAAATAGCTATGAATAACAAACTTAGAGAACAGATAGAAGTTTTAAGAATAAAAAATAATGCTCTTGCAAAAATTAATGAAGAATGGTCTAGAAAGTATGCAAAAACAAAAATTTTATTAGACGAAGCACTAACAAATAAACTGTGAGCATTGTAGAAAGATTTTCTAAAAATTTAGACAATATTAAATATCCTTCTAAAAAAACATCTTGGAATATTTCAGGTACTTTAAAAAAAAGAAACGGCTTTCATAAATTTGATGTTCGAGATATGCACCAAAATACTGATGGCTTATTAACAAAAAAAGGTAGCTCTAAAACAGAGGCCGATAAAATTGTATTTGAGAGTAATAAGGACTGGGTAATTTTTGATATTGAAGAAATACATAACTACATAAAAGTTAAAAACATTAAAACTTTGTTTTTGGATGATTTGATATCAGATCTAGAATGGACTATATTCTTAAAAAAATAATTATGAAGAAAGAAATTATAGATATATTTAAAGTGCCTGTTTCTAGTACTCTTTTAAATTTAAAGAATAAAAAAGAATTAGAACAAACAATTTTTAAAATGAAGAATAGCAAAGGTAGATTTGTATCTAATTTATCAGGCTATCAATCTTATGACATAGAAAATGAAGCTGTCTTTACACCTTTATTGAGTCATATTAAAAAAATAGGTGTAGCGTTCGCAAAAGAATTAGGGCTCACAGATAAATTAAAAATAAATAATTTTTGGATAAATATAAACAGATTTAAAGACGCTAATACTTTACACAACCATCCCGATTGTATTTTATCAGGTACGTTTTATGTAAGGGTTCCTAAAAATTCAGGACCTATAGTTTTTAGACATCCTGCAGCTCCCGTAGTTTCTTTGTATTTTGATAAATATGTCCAAAATTTTAAAGCATATAACTCTTCTTTTTGGAAAATATATCCTACGGATAATCAATTATTGATATTTCCTTCATGGCTAGAACACTCTGTTGAGCCTAATATGAATCCAACAGAAGAAAGAATAACGATAGCCTTTAATTTTACATCTAAATAAGCTATATTTTTGTTTAAAAATTAGTATAATGGTATATTATGGCATTACAAAAAGTACAGTTCTTACCAGGTTTCAATAAACAAATCACAGAGACTCAAGCTGAAGGCCAATGGGTCGATGGCGATAATGTAAGATTTAGATATGGCACACCAGAAAAGATAGGTGGTTGGCAGCAGTTAGGTAATAATAAAATAACAGGCGCTGCTAGAGCTATGCATCACGTCGTAAATAAAGGTGGTCAAAAATTTTCAATTATTGGAACTAATAGAATTTTATACGCTTACTCAGGAGGCGTGTTTTATGATATACATCCTATTAGATCTACTGCTACACTTACCAACGCTTTTACTACAACTAACGGATCAGCTGTAGTTACAATTACTTTTTCTACAGGGCACAGTCTTAATCCTGGAGACATTATCTTATTAGACAATTTTACAGCTATCACAGGATCAAACTTTTCGGCTTCTGATTTTGATGATAAAAAATTTATGGTTACATCGACACCAACAAACGTAACAGTAACAATCACAATGCCATCAAATGAAACTGGCTCAGGAGCAACCACGTCTGGAGGTATAAGGGTTCAGTCTTATTATTCTGTTGGACCTTCAGAACAGTTACCAGGATTTGGTTGGGGTCTAGCTACTTTTGGTGGTACAGTTGCTAACGCACTTACAACAACTTTGAACGGAGCAATCGATGCATCTACAACAACAATAGTTTTAACAAGTGTAGTTAACTTTCCATCGACAGGCACAAATCATATTTCAATAGACAGTGAAGATATTTCTTACACTGGAATCTCAGGCAACACATTAACAGGCGTGACTCGAGCAGCAAGAGGCACAACGGCAGCATCACATTCGGACGGTGCAACAATTACAAATACTTCTGACTTTATAGCGTGGGGTGAAGCAGCATCAGGTGACTTGGTAATTGATCCAGGTCTTTGGTCTATCGATAACTTTGGTGATAAAATTATTGCGTTAATACATAATGGACAAGTTTTTGAGTGGAATTCAAATGCAGCTAATGCTACAGCAACAAGAGCAACGATTATTTCTGGTGCACCAACTGCATCAAGAGATATGATTGTATCTACACCAGATCGACACTTAGTATTTTTTGGAACAGAAACAACGATTGGAACACCAAGCACTCAGGATCAAATGTTTATTAGGTTCTCTAATCAAGAGGATATTAATACTTACACTCCAACAGCTACAAACACGGCAGGTACTCAGAGACTTGCAGATGGGTCTAGAATTATGGGAGCGGTAAGAGGTCGTGATGCCATTTATGTTTGGACAGATACTGCTTTATTTACACAAAGATTTATTGGTCCG